CACATAGCTGCTAACACGTGAGGATTAGTAAAACCAGCAGCACTACCAAGAGCAACAACATCATAGTAACCACTGTTACCTGTACGTACAGTAGCAGGTGCATTACCACTACCGATGATAGTAGTATTGAGGCGATCTTGAGTAAGAGGTTGATCCAATATACGACGCAGCACAGGATCATTAATTTGATTCAGTTGATCCCTAAATCCTGGCTGGACCCGTTGACTAAGCCCTGCTGCTGCAAGTTGAGCATTAAGGATCTGAGTAGGACTCATACCAGGTACTGCCCTAGACAAATCAGTATAGATCTGTGGAATAGAAATAGGCTTACCACTGGCAATGCGATTATCAATATCCTTGAGTAGAGCAGGGCTAGCTAGTACTTCAGTGTTAATTACATTACTGTTAGCACGTACCTTCTTAACAACTTCAGAGGTAGTGATGACGTTGATAGCAGCAGGAGCACCAGGATGTTTACCAGGTGTAAAGGCAGCATAGAAAGCTTGTGTTTGACCTGTCTTTGCTTGAGAGGAAGCAATAACAGCAAACGCACCTTTCTTAGTTTCGATAGCAGTTAGAACATCCAGTCGTGCTTTATTAGCAGCAACAGCAGGTTCCATCGTCTTAGCGTACTGCTTGAACTTCTGGTTATACAACCTAAGTGCAAAATCAGATGCACCACGTAGGCTATAGTGAGCAGCACGGTTAGTACTATCACCAATCAAGTTCTGTTTGAGAGCATCGCTTAGTTCAGCTTTGATGGTCTCTTGTTTGATACCAGAATCAGATCGTTGCTGATCTAGCTGCTGAGCACGTGTACGCCACGTCTCACGTACTTCAATAGGTACACCAGGTTGATCAACATCATCAGCAGTGAGAGTACCTTGTTCGTATTGCTCACGGAACTGCTTACCCCAGAAGTCAGCGTTTTGCTGTTCAGTGGTGAAGGCCAGATATGCTTTGAGACGATCAGTGTTGATGCCTTTTGTTGCTGACTCTTTGATGATAGATTGGAGGGTTTCTTCATTGGGGTTGTTGTTCTTTACCCAATCAAGTAACTGATCCTCTTGCTTCTTATTCTCACGACGCGCTTGTGCTTCAACAAGCTGGAACTCAGACTCTTTATCTTTTTGTCTGGCATTACGTAGGTCGTCAACATCACGAGGAAAACGATCATACCAGCTACCTTGATCAGTCTGTGCCTCTTTAAGCATACGCTCAGCGTCAGCATCTGAGTAACGACTGGTATCAGCGAGTTCCTTAAAGATCTCAGCTTTAGCAATTGTGTTGCCGACAGGTGTTACACCATCTTCCCTGTAGCTACGTGAGGCGGTCCTAAATGCCTCAGTAAGGCTTTCTCCAGTCTTAGTACGTGACATACCACTAAAGGCATCATCACGCATCATGGAGGACTTATTGACTACATCAGATTTCCTAGCTGCTTCAATAAATGAACCATAAACTCCCCTCATCTTCATAAGGGCAGGTGCCATGAAATCAGCACTAAGACCAAAGACACCATTATCTTTCAGGAACTGCCCAAAGATCTCCTGCATTGCTGCGGTACGTTCTGGGGCAGTAACAGCCTTCATCTCATCCAGTCTGGATTGAGCGTAGTTAGGAAACTCAGCAGTGATGATCTCCATGTGAGCCTTAAGGCGACCGTAGTCACGTGCCTTATTGCCACTGAGTAGGTTTGTAACAACAGTAGGATTCAATCCTCTAGCTTGATATCCTTCAGCAATTTGATCCTGTGCTTCACCACTTAGCTTAAGTAGTGTCTCAGCATTAGTTACTGCTTGCTGGCGTTCCGGTGTGAAGCCACCAGTAGCTACTTCCATGTAGCCAGCCATCATATCAGACTCCTCTTTAACCTTACGATATTCAGTAAGGCCTTCGCTAAGAGTTGTGCTGAATTTGGCTAGACTTTCAAATGTAGCTTCTGCATTCTTACCACGCTGCAGCTCACTTTGAATGAGTGTTTGTGCATTCTTACTGATAGCTTCCTGACGTTTCTCAGAAAGCTTCTTTTCCCACTGATAGTTCTGATCACGATCTCGTGCTTCGATGCTGAGCTTACGTTCAAGCCCAGCACCATACTCGTCTCTAACCTGTTTAATGTCCCTACGGTTCTCTTCCATACCACGTATGATACGGCTGTCTCGTTCTTGCATCCTAGCAAGACCTTCCGTAGGTGCTTTAATAGGATCGAAACCTATACTCCGGGCGTACCCTCTGTAATTTACTTGATCCATTTTTACTGTTAGTTAGTTAATCTACTCCACCTATGGAATTAATCCGCCCACCTGCTGTAGGAAGTGTACTTGGAAGTTTACTTGGTAGTGTAAAAGGATACCTATCCTTAGAGCCGATAGCTCCAGCAATACTAGTCAAACCTTGAGTAGCTGCTCCCATCCAAGACCCAGTAGAAGATGCCATAGCACCTTTAACAGGCTTAGGACCGAAGTCAAACGCTTTAGGTTTACGTGGCTTGAGGTACTCAGCACGTGGTGTAGTAAGAGGTTTAGGTGGTTGTGGGAGACGATCAGGACGCAGCATACGGCTAGCTTCTGCTGCAAGATCGGCACCAAACTTATCGTTAGCAATCTTACGTAGAGCAGCTCCTGTATCAGCCTTAGCACTCAACAGTGACTCAGCAAGGATAGCTTGGTTACGACCAAGAGCAGCAAATTCAGCTTGCTCCATCTTCTCTGCACTTCTACCTTGCTGACCTTTAACAGCAGCGGTGCCTTCAGACTGTAGTGCTTTGATGACAATATCTTGGTTCTGGAAGGCCATCTCTTTCATGGTGTCTTCCAGTTTACGGTATTCAGCTTCATTGGCGGCAGCTTGTGCCATCTGGTTGAAGGTTAACTGCTGACCGTAGATCTGCTCAGACTTAGCGTATTGCTTCATCTGAGAAGCATACTCAAAGTCTTGAATCCTTAAGTTATACTGCCAATCTTGAAGGTTGGTAGCATCCTTAAACGCGGCTAGAGTCTCCTCGTTTTGTTCATTAAGACGCCACTGTTTAGTACTGTGACGCCAATCAGCCATGGTACTACGTCTACCATAGCGCCAAGCTTGTGTATTATATTTATGCTGAGCCTCTATGGCTGCATTCTGTGCATCAGCTTCAGCCTGACCACCTAGGCCGCCCATAACGGCACTACCTATCCCAAGGATTGCGCTAATTGGATCAAATGCCATAATTAAGACCTCCTATAGAAGCCAGGTGAGTATTGTCCTTCCCACTGCATAGACACAAGACTAACAGGGAACGGAGTATTTGAAGTTACTTTCATTGTATAGTTATCTGGCCTCTGGTAGATAGGAACTTTATAAATGTAGGCATCACGGAATGGTGAGGTATTAGCTGTATAGAAATCAGCAATCTGTGCACCACCAATACTAGACCACTCAGGTCTACTGCGATCCCTAATACTGAAATAAACATCACCACCAAGTCCTGTATAGAATGCCATACGGGATGTAGTGGTAACAGCAGTAAAGTCAACACCTGCTTGACCCATAGAGTAGTAGTACCTAGGGAGTGTTATCTCCATGTTGTACTCATAACCAACATAGATAAAGTTACCTGTAACATCACCAGGAATGGTGAAGTACGTACCACCACCGTCAGTTGCTAGTACAGCTACATTAGTATAACCAGATTGTGTACCAGGACTACCTGCTTTAAGTAGACCAACCACAAACCTGATAACCTTAGTGGTGTTGAAGTATGTCGGTAGGTATACCTTAGTAACACTAGTGACGTTACTATAGCTAGGTGCAGTTGGTGGTGTAGGTGAAACCATAGTGGCATCAGTTACCTCACACCATGAATCCAGGTTAGGGTCAACAGTGTTGCCAAGGCTATTAATAAGGCCACCAGTACTTGGGGCTAGTACCAGTTTGTACTGTGATATAGTGTAACCTTCGGTACCACTAGTAAGTACGTATAGTACATCACTTTGGATGGATGTATGGATAACATTAGATGGTAACAACCACCTAACCCAGGCAGCCATCACACGCTCGTCTGACTGCTCATAGTACCTATGAAGGTACATATACCCGGAGGTCCTACCAGAGGCCACCCACAGGCCATTCTGGGCGCTTCCTACAGTCTCTGTGATGCTCTGTGGCATCCACTCAGGTACAACCTTTGTGGTCTCAGTAACAGTAGGTGTTTCCCTTTCTCCTCTAACAAAGATCTCAAAGGCTCTAGACCAGCTTTGGTTACGACTGACATACAGTACAGTGGAGCCTAGGTCAACAGGTTTAATGTACCGATCACACTCGTAGTTAGCAATGGTGCTGATGGAGCAGTTAGCAGGTGTCCATGCACCATTCTCTGCTTCCATTAGGAACTGTTGGCTATCACTAAACAGCAGCAAACCTTGAGTAACTGGTACGACTGAACGAACAACAGCTGGTTTAATACTTGCACAGCTAAGATCAATAGGATCAGAGACTGTTACAGTAGTAGCTGATTTGTGGTAGAAGTTATAGTAGTCCCCAGCTTGAGACATGGAGACGTTATCTTCAGTCAGGAATCCAAGCCTATTGTTGAATAGGAAGATATCCTGAATGGTGTTATTAACAAAGGTAGGGTGACTGTTTGATTCCTCATCACCAACCAAACGTGGCTCCCATAGCAGTGGAAGGCTGTTAATGGTCTCTGAGCCGTCCAGGAAGGTGGCTCTAAACGTAAGAGGACTAACACTAGTCCGTATCAAGGCAATGGGCATTGTAGCCTCATTTACCCCGGTACTAACGTTAGGTGCGATAGTCTCTTCCCAGTAACCCTTACCACTTGTTCCATTATCAGCAACAAACTTAAGGTAGAAGTCGTCTTGACTAGCGTTAGTATTGTTGATCTTGACAACTTGGTTGTGATTAGCTTGTTCAGGTAACCGTGCAAAGGTATCTACTGAATCTTGGAAGACACGCAATCCTTTACCATCTGGACCAGCAAAGCCAGATACATTGGTATCAGAGCTGAATGTCAGGTAGATGGTATTATCAATAATGGTTTTGGTAGCAAAGCCACTTGTGATAGCAGCTGATATACCAGACGTGATAGTAGAGAGGACTAGGTGTCCCGAACCACTAGATGGTGCCGTGTAGGTAAACGTGTTTGCACCAACAGTAACCGAGTAAATGGTGCCATGCTCAACAAGGTTAACTACAATAGTGGCTTGACGCTTGGCATTCCACGTTGGTGCAGCCTTAGCAGTTACAACCTTCTCACTGTTGACGATATAGGTGAAGTCGTTAATAGTAAGAGTTTTGATGCTACGATAGTCTGTAGCAGTTAGGTAGCTTTCAATAGATGCTTGCTTACCAGCTGGAAATGTAACACTACCAGCAAGGCCTGTAAGTAGGTTCCAGACCCTGATAACACCAGCAGAAGAGACAGTAGCAATATACTTCTCTTGGTTATCTCTAAACATACTGAACCATGCAGCTGTATTAGCTGTGTTAGCAGTTATGCTTGCCAGTCTACCAAGGAACTTACCACCAGGTCTCTTGAGCATACCAAGCGTAATATCAGGGTAGCAGTTAAGAGCATCTTTAACTTGACCCAACAGCATCTTCTCATCAGCCTGTTGAGAGATACCACCGATGAAATTAGGAATACGTTGAGATACTGAAGTCATCGTGCAAGAGCCTTAAATGGTTTATAGCTGCTGTAGAATCCATCACCTTGTTTGAAGCCAAACATAGTGTAATCACCCTCATTGCATTCATACTCAAGACAGTTAGATCTACGCCATGTCTCGAATGATGCAAGGGCTTGGGTAAGGTTCACATCACCCACAAGACGAATGGCACAACGTGTAGCAGCTCGTGATGTAATGTAGTCCCTAAAGACTTGAGGAAGATCAATGAAGTCATAATACCAGACTACATCAACATCATAAGTCTTGGTTGTATCCCATACATCAGTATGGTTGATCTTATCGTACAGCCTACCATTACGGATAACAGTATCGTAGTTACTATTAGCAATGGTATCACTAAGATCAATTTGTAGCATACTGCCAGTCAATGACAGGTAGCCGTTAGTATCAGGAGTAAGTGGGTACTCAACCTCTCGGTTAAATGTCCACCCCTCTGCCTGTACCTCCCGAGAGACTTGCATTAAGGTCTCGTAAGTAATTGCAACTTCCGGGTTGATTACAGCTTCGACAGTAGTACCATCTTCATACGTGATGGTCTGTGCCTCGATGGTGGTAACAGGCGCCTGACCAATAGACGCCAGAATTTCATTAACAGCTTGTAGCTCAGCCTGAGCGTTATTGGTATACGGCATAATGATGACGTTATAAAAAGATTAAAAAAAAGGGACCCTCGAAAGGATCCCCGTTAGAACTAATTAAGCAGCAGTACGGCTAGCGTCAAGTGCCGGAACATCCGACTCAACACCAGAGTAAGAAGTACGAAGACACTGAGTCTCCGAGAACACGCCAGAGGCGGTTGCACCACCATGGGTGCGGGATACCGAGCGACGAACAGCGTGGTTGTCAGAGACAGCCAGGTTGCCGTTATCAGCATAGGTAGAAGCATATGCGCCGGTCACAGTGCGGGTAGCGAAGTTAACGTTACCAGCAACACCGTTACCACCAGCAGCAGTAGAAAGATTAGCCATTAGATAGTACCTCAGTTGGTATAAGAAACAGTGTCAACACGGAAGGTTGCAGAAGTTGTACCAGCAACTGACAGCACATCACCAACGCGATAACCGTCACCACCAGCAACAACAGTCTGTCCAGTGACAACACCATCAGTTACAGTAGTTGTGATAGTACAGCCACTACCGTTAATGTTATCATCAGTAGTAGCTTTGCCGGTACCAGCAGTTTGGCCAGTACCACCAGATGTACGAGTTACACTGACAACCGTACCACCTTCACGGCCAGGCTCAATAGGAGGACGCATGTAGGCAGTTTCACTAGTAGTGACACCTACACCGTCAACAAGTGCGAATCCCATTAGCTGTCTCCTTTATCAGGAGCGAGCCGACTGCAGCTCAATAGCAGCAGCGGGGTTCAGGGTACCGCAGCCCATAGCCAGACGACCCACGATCAGGTCACCCTGGTACATCACGGAGACATCACCAGAGGTAGTCTGCACAGAAGGAGCAATAGCTTCCACAACACCAGCGGCATCCTTGTAGTAGATCAGACCACAGTGGGTGCTGAAGTTACCGGAGTAATCGTTGTTCTCACCGTTGACGGAAGACACGTTACCAGCCAGGAAGGGCAGGTTGTTGGAACGCTTGATAGAGATACCAGCGATCTCATACAGGCCCTCACCAGACTGCAGGTTACCGTTGGTGTTACCATAGTCACGGTTGAGGATGTTGCTGTCCACTTGAGACACAATTGCATAGTATTGACGCGGGGACAGCACAGCAGTGCGGCCTTGCTTAGGCAGGTTCTTCTCATCGAGAATAGAAGCAGCCTCGAAGAAGGCATCAACCAGGGCTTGAGCGTCATACTCTTTGTTAGCACCAAGTTGGATCACCGAACCGCCGGGCTCAGGACCAGGAGCGGCAGTGATAGGATGAGCTTCACGAGCAGCCTTAGCGATCTGACGGAAGATCTTCTTATCATATGCCTCAGCGAGAGCATAGCCGATCTTCTTAGCGATCTCAGAACGCAGCGAGTAGTGAGCAAGGGTCTCATCGAGATCATACACGAATGCAGAGCTGATGAGGAGGTCATCACAGACGATGGTCTTCTCTGCCACCGGAGGATCACCACTGCCCAGGATCGGAGTACCAGGCTCGTGGTAAGCCGCTTCCATACGGCCAGTGAAGATGAACTGCATAGCCTTACCGTTTTTCAGGGTACGGCTTTGCACAGTGCCCTTAGCGATCGTCGCGCCTTCATAGGCTTTGAACATCTCGCCGGAGAACAGTTTAAGATAGGTTGCGTACTTGGTATCATAAGCAGTACCAAGAGCAAGGGGGGTCGAACTAGTGTTATTAATCCGACCTACAGGAGTTACAAGAGTGTTAGCCACAATAGTTAAGAGAGAGAGTTGTTGTGTGTAGTCTCTCTAAGCGCTTAGAATTTTTGTTGTCATTTTTTGGGTGTCGTCTCTCCGACTGTCATGGCAAAGGGTATCGGTCGTAACCGGCCTAAGCCAAAGAAAAGGAGGTCCTACTCTGAGGTGCCTCCAATCCAATTAAAAGTTTAGGGCCAAGTAGCAAGCGTACCAGCTTGCACCTTAACACCCTTAGGGCTCATCTCAACGAGCGTTTGATTAGCTTCACCATATGCAGTTGCAAAGGCAGGAGAAGCAGCGAGATTCGTTACGTATTGTACAGCAGATACCGAAGATACCTTCGGATCAAAAGGATTAGCGCGTGCCATAATTAACCAATGATAGGTGCAGTGTATGTAGCCAAGTCAAGTGGGAAGTTGTGAGCATTACGTTCATGCATCACTTCAAAACCAAGACCAGCTCGGTTAAGAATGTCAGCCCAAGTGTTAATCACCTTCCCTTCAGAGCTGACAAGGCTTTGGTTAAAGTTAAACCCATTCAGATTAAACGCCATAGTAGATACACCAAGAGCTGCGAACCAAATCCCTACCACTGGCCATGCAGCGAGGAAGAAATGAAGCGAGCGCGAGTTATTGAATGAGGCGTACTGAAAGATGAGTCGCCCAAAATAACCATGAGCGGCAACGATGTTATAAGTCTCTTCTTCTTGACCGAACTTGTATCCATAGTTCTGAGATACTTCTTCAGTCGTTTCACGAACAAGACTAGACGTAACCAGACTGCCATGCATCGCACTAAACAGGCTGCCACCAAATACACCGGCGACTCCAAGCATATGGAATGGGTGCATAAGAATGTTATGTTCAGCCTGGAATACCAGCATGTAGTTGAACGTTCCGCTAATCCCCAAAGGCATAGCATCACTGAACGACCCTTGCCCAAAGGGATACACCAAGAAAACTGCGGTAGCCGCCGCCACGGGAGCAGAGTATGCGACAAAGATCCAAGGCCTCATTCCTAGTCGATAGCTAAGTTCCCACTCTCGTCCCATGTAAGCATAGATGCCAATGAGGAAGTGGAATACTGTAAGTTGGAATGGACCCCCGTTGTAGAGCCATTCATCAAGTGAATTAGCTTCCCAAATTGGGTAGAAGTGAAGTCCGATGGCATTGCTGCTCGGAACGACGGCTCCCGATATGATGTTGTTTCCATACATTAAACTCCCAGCAACGGGCTCACGGATGCCATCAATATCGACAGGGGGAGCCGCAATGAATGCAATGATAAAACATGTAGCAGCAGCCAGCAAGCAAGGGATCATAAGAACCCCGAAGTGGCCAATATAAAGACGATTGTTTGTACTGGTTACCCAGTTCAAGTAAGAGTCCCAGGAATTAGTCCGGGACTGAGGGGCTGCAAGTGTAGCAGTCATGTGTAGTTAGTTAAGACGTGTTACTTTAACTCGCCCAACGCCAGAGGCAGTGAGACCGATAGCATCAGCCGCACCTTTACTGAGATCAAGACTCCTACCATGAATGTAAGGTCCTCGATCATTGACCGTCACCACGGCACACCTCTTAAAGCAAGCACGTAAACGTGTGCCAAAGGGGAGTGTCTTGTGCGCTGCAGTAAGGCCGTTTTGATTGTATCGAGATCCACTCGCAGTAAGGTTACCATGGAAACCAGGACCATACCAAGAGGTAATCACCGACAGAGTAGTTAGAAGAGGTAGCATAATAAGGTAGCAAGGAACATTAATATTTCCATCTACACCTGACACGGTTCGGGACCACCCAGCAGGGTATAGGTACGGTCAGTTAAAGGCTCAGCACTACTCGCTAGGGGCTAAGCCTCTATTGATCAGTAACCCTTCTTAGAGGGCTTCATTTTAACAGGCTTACCAGCTTTAGCTGCTGCCTTCTTAGCTGCTGCTTTACCAGCAGGAGTATAAGGATACTCTTTGTTTCCGACTTTAGGCATTAGAATACTCCAGGAATGATTTGACCAGTTACGATATAAGCGCCAATAGCAGCCACAAAGCCAAGCATAGCAAGGCGACCATTGAGGAGTTCAGCACGTTCGTTATGAGGCACAGTGTAGGATTCGTCGGTATACATGGTGGGTTCTTTAGCGAAGATGTTAGTGTCGTTCATTAGAAATTGATGTTGGATCGTTCCAGTTTATCGGCTACATCAGCACGATAGGCTGGGTCCTTATCGTAGCGAGGGTCACTCATTGCAGCTACCAGTTCAGCTTGGGAACGGAAGGCATCACCAGTGTTACGTGGTGCATTACCAGTAAGCATCTCACCGTCATAACCAATAGCATCTTGGTAACGTGCATTCAATGCCTGAGCGGCAAAGAACATACCAAGAGGATCACCACGATCCATCACTGCATCATACATAGCTACCTCTTGTTCAGAGAGGTTTTGACCAGCCCATTGAATCATGTTCTGGTATTCAGTAGTACCACCAACTGACTCTTGGATCTGTGCGATATCATTAGATGTAGCTTGTGGTGCTTGTTGTGTCCCTCCTTTCTCAAGGAACATATTAGCAACATCAACAGGGTTCATACCCTCAACCGTATTAACGACTTCAGGATCCCACTCACCAGTGCGATAGGACTCCATGATCGTATCATAAAGATCGAGACCTTCTTCATTAGGAGCTTCCTCTTGTTCAGGTGCTTCCTCTTGTGCCTCTACCTCAGGTTCTTCTTTACCACTGAGTCGCTTCTGCAGCTCAAGGTAACCACGCTCTAGCTCCTCTGCAGACTTGTATTTACCAGCCAGCAGTTGTTGCTCTTGTTCAGCTAGTTGCTCACCAACTTGCAGAGAATCAAGTTCTTCAGCAGAGAGTTCACCCTCTACTTGCTCATACGGATTAAGTGTAATTTCGTTTGCCATTTGCTGTGATAACGGTTAGATTTCCAAGACCTACTGTCTTAACGAAATCGGGGGAACGACCGATGGTGGGTTCACCTACCTTAGTGCGCTTCATGTAAGGTGCAGCTTCAGTAGGTTGATCATCAACTTGGTCAACCGAAGGGACTTCCTCCGGGGATGTTGCTTTCTTGTTCGATCTCTGGGATCTCGTTGGTGTTTGTTTGTTCATTTGATCCGTTCAATAGTTGTGGATTCTTTGTAGGATCCATCAGTGGCGCTTTAGCCATGTTGGGAGCCTGTTTAAGTGCTTCCATTTGCTGTGCTTGTTGCTGTGCTTGGTCTCGTTCTTGCTGTACCTGATCCATTGATTTAATCAGGTTCAGTACATCAATACCTTGAGCAGCAGCAAGACGTTTCACGGCCTCATCTATATTAAGGTAAGTACCAAGAGCCTCAGGTCCAAGTGTCTGAGCAATGACCGTAAAGAACTGGGTAAGAGATTCTCGATCCTGTCCTCTACCAAGTGCATTGATACCAGCCACAATGGTTGGACGTACCAGATCCTTAGGGATACGTGGGATGTCTTGGTTCTTCTGTAGTACTGAGAGCTTACGGTTAAGGTAAGGAACAAGGAACTCAACAGTAAGCAGTGAGAATAACCCACCAAGCTGTTGCTCCAGTTCCATCTGAGTCATGCGTACTTCCTCAGCTGTAGTACGTTCGCTGTTCCTTACGTTAAGGATAAGGAAGGCTTCACTGAGACGACGCTCAAGTGTTGCAGCCATCTCCATAGCAGTACGGAAGTCGGCTGTCTTACCAACTTGCACCACAGAGATGTCATCAGGACGACCCTGAATGATGGCTCCGTTCCCCGCAGCAGAGAGTGTCTGCGGCTTAGTAGTACTAGATGGGGAGACGGTAAAGACCACCTTAGCGGCGACTGCAGAGCCCTCTACGAGTGCTTGCATAAGAGCTTCAAGTGAACGGAGATCACCAAGGAACTCCTCCACTCTACCACGTCCAAAGGCCTCACCATCAACAACATTAAACCTAAGCACTAGCCAAGGATTAGTTTCAAGTGGTGCCTTACCTTGGGAGCCAGGGATGATCTTATCGAATACTTCTTGATGCCATACGAGTCGATTGTTATCTCGTCTGACATGTGTGTAAACATCTACATCTTCCTCGTTGTCAGCTCCCTCTTCCCCAGGTGGGTTAACAGGAAGACTGGCATTAAGGATAGGTGCTAGTAGTTTACGGCTGATGCGTTCACGTGTAACAATCTCTAGGATGTCACCGTTACCATCTCGATCTACGACATACCTGTTCAATGGATACAGCTTTAGTCCCTTGGGACCCATGTAGATCAATGCGTTACCACCAACCACAAGATGCTTGAGGGCTTGGTGTACAGTAACGCGATCACTTGATGCTGCAATGATTTCCATGACAGACCTTTCCATCTTAGCGAAGGAGATGTCCAGGTCTGATCGTGCCTCTGGTGGAAGATCTACACCGATCTTTGAATCATCAATCTGTAGCTTAAAGAAGCTGGTTTGTGGGGGAAGAAGAGCAAGCATCAATTTAGATGCAAGTGTAACAACCCCCTTAGCGCCAACGCTTTGCCATGGTGTAGTCAACTTTAGATTAGTTGACCTACCCACATCATCATCTTGTTGGATAAGAGTAGGTAGTGTCAACTCAGAGCACTGTACAGCTGTGTCTAGAAACGTGGAACGATACTTACTTAGATAATCGTATCTTGTTTTAGCTGACATTTATCAGAGTCCAAGTGTATTATATGTGGGGGATACTCGCTGAGAACCTAGTCCTTGTGCGCGAGGTCCTGCTGTTTTACGGCTACTTCTCTTAGCTTTAAATCCTGTAGCCCAGCTGGCTACGTCAACACCAAATCCCCCGAAGCCTGACCCAACAGTGCTAGCTTCTTTCATTTGCTCTGGAGTCATAGGAGTGGTGTCAGTACCCATTGAACCCATATCCATACCACCGCCACCACCTGTATTAGTAGTGCTAGCAGAGGCTGGAGTTGTATCAATCGGAGCTGCTGTTCTAGGTGTGAACTGTTTACCAAAGCCACGTACTGTCTCACGTCCACCAGGACGAATAGCAGTACCGCCCATCATACGCTTAGGCGCGGTGCCAGCAGTTACTTCTCCATAACCACTCTGAGGATTTTGATAGCCTCCAGTGGCACGAGTGCCACGCATCCCTTCTAGCGCTTTACCAATACTACCAGTACCAAATGTAGGCTTTTGAGTAAGGCCATACATACCACCATAAGATGGACCTGCTTGCTTGATAAGCATATTAGCAGCACCAGAGTTAAGGCTGATACCTGTCTGACCTTTGGATTTCAATGACTGATTAATTTTATCAAGTCTCTGGATGATATCACCACCGGATTTACCGCGATCCATCATACCAGAAATTTCTGACTTTGAAAGACCTCCTGCACCCATGGAGCGAAGGGACTGACCTGTAGTGGATGCAGAGGCATTGCCTCCTCCACCAGTGCCACCGCCACCAGACATAC